CATGTAAGGTATTTGTTGTTGTATGAACTCATCTACAGCAATGAGATCGTAGGAGATCACTTGTTCCGGACCACGGGCCAAAACCCAACTGGGTGTGCGCTAACAACCCTGTTTAACAGCGATTACACTAAATCGCTGTTGCGCATGGCTTTTGTGTCGTTGGCGGAGAAACACAAGGTTGGTGGTGAGGTGTCCAAAGGGTATGTGGATTACTACTTGCATATTGATGCCATAGTCTATGGAGATGATCACCGCGTTGCCGTGCACCCAAATTGTGCATGGTTCACATGCTCCGCTTTCGGGGCATGGTTGGCCCAGTACTCTATAGGATATACGGCTGTGGTGAAGGACCAGCCGTTGAGCACAGTGCCAGAGAATCTCTTGGACATCCCCTTTTTGGGCTGTAGTACCCGTTGGTGCCCAGAGTTTCAGGCGTACTTGCCTGTGGTCGACGCGGAGTCTATCGGCAAATCCATTCGGTACGTCAAAAAGAGCGCAGATAGACGAAAGGCGAGTGTGGAGAATGCTAATGGGGTTCTTCGGCGAGTTTGGGGTAGTGGCCGAAAGGTTTTCTCGGCCGTGCGAGATTCGTTCGACCGCAGGCTGGTGGAAATGTTTAATCCGGATCCTGTGCCCCCGGCCTTCCAGCTGTTTTCTTTTCGCGATGGCACCCTTGCCTGGGCGGGCAAGCAGGCCAATTGTGGGCTAGGCCCAGCTGTGGTGCAAATGGATTCAACGGGGGTTCGGTTCACGGAGTCCATGCCGAGTGTGCCCACTCAGTCTAATGTTGACACCAAGTTCCCTAGCCGGCGACAAGCTGATGTAGACGTCCCGGAGTTGCAAATCACTTATATTGAGTTGGCGAAGAGGCCGCAGTTGGTGGCAACGGTCCCTTGGGGCCTTGGGGATGTGGTTGGCACCAGCCTGTTCGCTGGCCGCAACCCGTGGGACTTCATATTGGGCAACAACACGGGGCCATTCCAGCAATTTCTGTTTTATAACGGGACCCTACGCCTAACCTTTAAGGTTCAAGCCACGTCATTTCATAGCGGCTCGTTGATAGCATACTTTGTGCCCTTAACGCCAGACGACGAAATAGATTCTCATATATCTATTAGCTTGCCGTCACAGACTATTAACCAACATCAGTTCTTGTTCGCGTCGAATTCAAATTCCGTGACTATGGACATACCTTTTATGTCCATTCGGTCGTGGTTGAATACATCGACCCAAGATATGGATTGTGGGGGTTTTAGGTTATCTGTCTTTAATGAACTGGTTTCTGGACCCAATGTGGTTAGTGGCGCCACCGTTTCGATATTTGCGTCGTTTCCGGATGCAAATTTTAAGGTGCTCAATCCTGTGGCG